TACAGCTGAACGCAAGACTCATGTTCAGTACGTCACGCAGATGGAATACGAGCGTCGTGTAGAGGTGGGCATGTATGCTGATATAGATTTACCTACTCCTAATGAGCCTGAATTTAGCGCTGCAGAAAAAGCTAACGAAAAAATTGAAGGTAAGCAAAGCACGTCTTACAATGAAGACGGCTTACGAACTATATATGAAATTTACACTTCGTTAGACATTGAAGACGACTTGGGAATGGCACCTTACATTCTGAGTGTTGACAAATCATCTGATAAACCTCTATCACTTTATCGTAATTGGGAAGAAGATGATAAGCGCAAAAACGAACTTAGTTGGATCGTAGAATTTCCTTTCGTACCGTGGCGGGGAGCATACCCTATCGGTCTAACGCATATGATCGGGGGACTGAGCGGTGCTGCAACAGGTGCGTTACGAGCCCTGCTTGACTCTGCCTACATTCAAAACGTACCTACTTTATTAAAGCTAAAAGGAGGACCTAACGGTCAGACTTTAAACGTGCAGCCTACTGAAATTGTAGAAATGGAAGGCGGCGCATTAATTGATGACGTACGTAAACTTGCCATGCCGCTACCTTTTTCGGGTCCTAGCCCGACTCTCTTTCAATTGCTAGGCTTTTTGGTGGACGCAGGTAAAGGGGTTGTGCAGACTTCATTTGAGAAGTTTAACGACCAAAATCCTAACGCGCCTGTCGGCACAACGATGGCTATTATTGAGCAGGGAATGGTTGTATTTAGCTCAATTCATTCCCGTTTACATGCTGCGATGGCGAGAAGTTTTAATATTATCCATCGTATAAACAGTATGTATTATACGCAGGAAGAGCTTGATGCTCTTGATATCGGTCTTGAATTGTCAGCCGAAGACTTTGAAGGCCCATCGGACGTAGTACCTATTAGTAATCCGGCAATCTTTAGCGAAGCCCAAAGGTTCGCACAAATTCAAGCGATTATGAACCGAGCACAGCTTGTTCCTCAAATGTATGATCAACGAGCTGTTGAGGAAATGTTCTTAAGGACATTAAAAGTCCCTGGGTCTGAGGTGTTAAATCAAATGCCCGGAAGTGAAGATAGAGATCCGGTCAGTGAAAATGTAGCGGTCGCCATGGGCCAAGGTATATATGTATTACCTCAGCAAGACCACATAGCCCACTTAGAAGTTCATTTACCGTTTTTAAAGTCCCCGCTGTTTGGTAGTAACCCTTCAATTACTCCTATAATGCTTTACCCAATGGCTATGCATTTGAAAGATCACTTGTTGAATTACTACCTAGTTGAAGCACATGACGCTATTGATAAAGCGCAGCAAGGATCTTTAATTGAAGACAAAGCCCCTCAACAAGTGGAAATTATAAACCAAGTTCAACAGTTCATAGAGCGACAGCTTGCAGGGTTCGGGCAGGAGCTTGCTCAGATAACTGAAGCGGCTCAGCAGTTTAAACCGAAAGGTCCATCGGAGAATGATCCGACTATGAAGATTGCAGAAATGAGCGCTCAAATCAAACAGAGTGAACTTTCTCAGAAATCAGAGTTTGAAAATTCAAGACTTGCTCTTGATAATATGAAACTTGAAACCCAGTCTCAAATGCAGCAAATGAAAATGGCTCAAGAAGCTGAAATAGAGAAAATGAAACTCGCTGATAAAGAAATGGAGCGTCGAGAGAAAGCAGACACCCAAGGTCTTCAGCAGTTGTCTGAGACTGAAAGAAATAATATTCGTGAGATGTCAGAAACAGACAGGCTCAACACCAGAGAGAAAGGTGAGAATAAACGTAAGGCAGAAGATTTGGCGGCTAGAGAGCGTATGAATGACGCCGACAACCGAACCGCTAAAGAGCTTGCTGAAATGGAAATGGAGTCAGGTGAGAAAACTTCTTACACAAGCGGCGGTGGTATTAATCCCTAATCGTTCGTTCTATTAAGACATAGAACGAACGAACGATTGGATATTTACGGAGAATAATTGACGTATGGCGTTCTTACAAAGTAACATACCGCATTTTAAATGTTGGGTCAGGAAAGAATTTACTCATAATCATGAGAAGTTTCATGGAGAGTGGATTCACGCTATGGCCGTAGCTGTTACGACTTTACCAAATCGCTGTCTGAGCTTCCAAATAATATTTACAGGAGCTGAAACATATGACACAGATGAACTTAATGTTCATGGAGGAGCAATGTGGGCCAGAATGCCCATAACTGCTTTAATGGGGGACACAGCTGTTGAAGAGTGGCCAGAACTAATGGCTACTCATGAAGCCCAGCCTTGGGATTGTGCATCACATACGCATAGCGTTTATGTTTTAGACAGGTGTACGCCTGCGCCTTGGCTCGCAAAAATAGATGGTGAATTTCACCCAGCTAAATACTATTTTACTATTGATTACACTGATTCAGAAGTTGCAGACGATCCAGCTCAGCATAAGCAGGCGCATGTCTTAGAACTTCTGGGTGATAGTAAATGGACTGGTAATATAGTAGCTTTACCAAATAACCGAGTTAGAGTAAGTCACCCAGCTTGGTTTGAACTAGGGGAGGGTGCTCCTGATTTTAGGCCATCTCAATATACTCATTATAGTAAGTCTGATTTGGATTATACCCTAGACGTTAATCAAGTGTTTAATAACATTTATGCAGAGGAAGAAGAACATGATGAAAAGTAAAGGCTACTCTAAAGGTGGAAAGATGAAGACAAAAGGCTACGCTAAGGGTGGCCGAACTGTCGATATGAATTCTGCCGACGTTCCGCAGCGTAAGCGAATGGCTGCGGGTGAAAATGTAACTGGCCAGACTATACCAGGTAATAAAATGCCTAACCGTAAAAAAGTTTAAGTAATGGCCGCTAAAAAAGGTTTATATACTAATATACATGACAAACAGGCGCGCGTTGCGGCAGGGAATATTGACCCAGATACTGGGAAACCTGAAAAAATGCGTAAGAAGGGGCAAGTGGGCGCTCCTTCTTCTGCTGATTTTAAAGATTCAGCCAAGACAGTTAAGAAAGCTGAAGGCGGTCATATAAATCAACACAAGCGTATGGCTATGGGGGAAGATATACTTTAAATGCAGATTAATAATAAATTACTGAGCTTGCTTAAAACGCGCCAAGCTGAATTTGCGCTTGAAGCTCTTCAAAAACCACAGAATCGCGATGCTTTTGAGTACGGGCACCGTGTCGGTATGATGGCTGGAATAGAAGAATCCATCAATGTACTTTTAAACCTACTAGATGAGGAGAAATATAGTGACAATGACTTATGAGGAAACGATGAAAGAGGCTTTTCCGGATGTAGATCCAGGAATCCAGCCTTTTGGTAGCCGTGTCCTGGTTCAAATTAGAACTGCTAAAACCAAAACGTCTGGCGGTATTATTTTAACTACGGATACCACTGACACGGAAAAATGGAACACCCAAATAGCTAAAGTTATTTCTAAGGGACCGTTGGCTTTTAAAAACCGTAATACTATGGAAAGCTGGCCTGAAGGTGACTGGTGCGAACACGGTGAATTCATTAGGGTCGCTAAATATGGCGGGGATAGGTGGGAAGTTCCCATAAAGGACACTCAAGAGTCCGCTATGTTCGTTATCTTTAATGATTTAGATATCATGGGTCGAGTTACTGGGGACCCATTAAAAATAAAAGCGTTTATCTGATAAAGGAGATAAGTTATGGCTGAAAAAGATGTAATGGTAGAAATTGATGAAGATGAGGACGACAAAACGGTTTCTGAAGAGGATCTGGTTGTCGTAGAAGAACCGCCTGAAGACGATGAACCTGTTAAATCTGAAGAAACTGAAGACGACGAAATAGGTTCTGAACGTGAAGCAATTCGCGAACGTCGTAGGAAAGAAAAACTAGACCGTAAAGAACGGCGGGAAACTGCTATTAAACGGGATAAAACTGAGCTTGATTTTTTAAGATCACGGAATGATGATTTAGAAAGAAGGGTTTCAGTCCAAGAAAAAAGGTCTCAACAAGTAGAGCTTTCCAGTATTGAACAGCAAATAGCTGCTGCCAATAAAGAAGCTCAAATGGCTGATAGAGTTATTGCAAAAGCGGTGGAGAATAATAACGGTGAAGACGTAGCGAAAGCT